ACTGAAATTAGTAATAGACAAACTGCTCCGCAAGTTGTAGCAGATAATAGTTATAGGATATTATAAATTATGGGATCATTATTTTCACCAAAAATGCCACCACTTCCCCCAGTTCAACCTTTGCCTGAACCACCTAGTGCGGAAGTATCAGCAGAAGAAAAAGAAAGATTAGCTGCTGAAAGAGCTGCGGTTGAAAGAAAAAGACGGGGTAGAAAATCAACTATTCTTACTTCACCTCTTGGAGATCAAACAGAGGCTGAAACAGAAAAGAAAACTTTACTAGGAGCTTAACATGGGATCACCAAGACGAAGACCACCCCCACCACCGCCACCACCAGCTCCAAGACCCGCACCAAAACCAGTGCAGGTAATGACACCTACAGCTAGTGAGGTAGATCAATCAGGAGATGCTTATGCGGTTAGAACTAAACGAAGAGGAAGATCACAAACTATATTAACTGGACCAAGAGGTGTTGAAGATGAACAAAATTTAACTTTAGGTCGAAGAAGTTTATTAGGAAGATAATGGCACAAACAGAATTAACAAAAGATTTATCTAAAAGATATAGCAAACTAAAAGGTCAGCGTAGTTATTGGGAAACGCATTGGCAAGAAGTTGCGGATTATATGATGCCTAGAAAAGCAGATGTAGTCAAAAGAAGATCAAAAGGAGATAAGAGAACAGAATTAATTTTTGATAGTACACCTTTACAAGCTGTAGAACTTTTATCAGCATCACTACATGGGATGTTGACTAATCCTTCTACACCTTGGTTTTCACTTAAATACAAAGATGATGGACTAGGTGAAGACGATGATGCAAAACTTTGGTTAGAAGGAGCAACTAATGTTATGTATTCTGTTTTTAATAGTTCAAATTTTCAACAAGAAATATTTGAATTGTATCATGATTTAATTACATTTGGTACGGCAGCAATGTTTGTTGAAGAAGATGATGATGATGTATTAAAATTTTCTACAAGACATATTAATGAAATATTTATTGCAGAAAATGAAAAAGGTAAAATAGATACAATATTTAGAAAATTTAAAATATCAGCTAGAGCTGCAATCAGACAGTTTGGTGATGTATCAACTGCAATCTCAAAAGTAAATCAAAGATCAGGTTACGATGAAGTTACTATTATTCATGCAGTATATCCAAGAAATGATTTTAATCCTGAAAAACAAGATAAACAAAATATGCCTTTTGAAAGTGTGTACTTTGAAGAAGGAACATTAGATGAATTATCAGTATCTGGTTTTAAAGAATTTCCATTTGTTGTACCAAGATATTTAAAAGCATCACATGAAATATATGGTCGTTCACCTGCAATGACTGCTTTACCTGATGTTAAAATGTTAAACGAGATGGCAAAGACTACAATCAAAGCTGCACAAAAACAAGTTGATCCACCTTTGCTTGTCCCTGATGATGGTTTTATTTTGCCGGTAAGAACTGTTCCGGGTGGTTTAAATTTTTACAGATCAGGAACAAGAGATAGAATAGAACCATTAAACATAGGAGCAAACAATCCTCTTGGTTTGAATATGGAAAATCAAAGAAGAGATGCCATAAGAAATACTTTTTATGTAAATCAACTTATGCTTCAACAAGGTCCACAAATGACAGCCACAGAGGTTGTGCAAAGAAATGAAGAAAAGATGAGATTACTTGGACCAGTATTAGGAAGATTACAATCTGAATTATTAAAACCTTTGATTGACAGATCATTTGCTATATTGTTTAGAAAAAATATGTTTGCTCAAGCACCTGAAAGTTTATCTGGTAAAGACATAGAAATTGAATATGTATCACCATTAGCTAAAGCTCAAAAATCTACAGAGTTACAATCTATTATGAGAGGTATAGAAATAATGGGATCACTTGCAAATGTTGCACCTGTATTTGATTACATAGATTTTGATAAATTAGTAAGACATTTAGTTGACATCGTGGGTGTTCCTAAAAAAGTTTTAAAAACTTCAGATCAAGTAAATGCAGAAAGACAAGCTAAACAAGAACAACAAGAACAAATGCAACAAATGCAAGAACTACAACAATTAGCAAGAGCTGGTAAAGATGTTGCTCCATTAGCAAGAGCATTACCAGAAGATGCTCAAGCAGTTGCAGAAGGAGTAAGTGAACAATTAGCAGAATAATATGATTGCTGAAAAACAACTAGAAAAAAATATTCAAGAGCTAAAAGAAAAATATAAATTTGCATTTAACACAGATGAAGGCAAAGCTATATTAGATGACCTTGAAAAAAGATGTCATTATCATTCTACCACCAATGTAAAAGGTGATAGTCATGAAAGTGCATATTTAGAAGGACAACGAAGCGTTCTTCTATTTATTAAATCAATGCTTCGAAAGGAGAACATAAATGTCAAGTGAACAGATACCGGAGAATAATACTCCGCCTGTAGAGACACCAAAAACAGAAACGCCTACAGAGACAACACAGACCCCTGCTCCAAAAACAGAGGGTTTAGTTTCATCAACAACAGACAGCACAGTTCAAACAGCAAAATCATGGAAAGAAACTATATCTGAAGAATATAGAAACGATCCTAACATTGCTAAATTTACAGAGATAGATGCGTTAGCTAAAAGTTATATCAACGCAACTAGAATGATAGGAACTGACAAGGTAGCCATCCCAAATAAAAATTTTACTGAAGATCAGTGGAATGAGTTTTATGATAAAGTTGGAAGACCAGAGACACCAGATAAATATAATTTATCTTTTAAATCTGAGGTAGCACCTGTCGATGAAGGTCAAATAAAAACATTTGCAGAAAATGCACATAAACTTGGTTTAACAACTGAACAAGCTCAAGGTGTATTAGATTATTATAATAACACTGTAGAGGCTTCTGCTAAACAACAACAAGTAGATTTAGAAACATCTCAAGCACAATCTCAACAATTACTTCGTGAAGAATGGGGTAAGAACTATGAGGGTAATCTAAAAAGAGCAGCAGGTGTAGCTAAAGCAAATCTTTCGGCAGAAGTTTTAGATTTACAAATGCGAGATGGTTCAAGATTAGGTGATAATGTTGATGTCATAAAAGGCTTTGCAAAGATTGCAAACTTGTTATCTGAAGATAAAATAGTTGCAACTGAAAGCGAAACTCAAATGCCTAACAAAGATATTGAGACAGAAATATCTCAAATTATTAATAATAGGCAAGGACCATACTGGAATAAAACACATCCAGATCATGATAAAACAGTACAACAAGTATTAACTTTAAGGGAAATGATAGATGGATCATCTAAATGATGTTGAATTAAGGTTAGAATGTGTACGATTGGTAAAGGAGTTTGGTACAGAAAATCAGAAATCAAACCCCTTGCCAATCGCTGACGAATATTATAAATGGATAACTAGAGGTAAGAAAACTCGCAAGAGCCTTACTGACAGCAAGGAAAAGACTGCGGTCTAAAAGACTTTAAATCCAAGAGATGCCTGTCTTCTGACAGAGAACCTTTCTGATATAACTAAACTTAACAATGGGAGACTAATATGTCATCACAAGTAACTACAGCATTTGTACAGCAGTATTCTGCTAACATTCAAATGTTGTCGCAACAAATGGGTTCGTTGTTAAGGGACAAAGTACGAGTTGAAAGCGTCAATGGAAAAAATGCGTTCTTCGATCAAGTCGGAAGTGTAACGGCTGTGAAAAGAACAAGCAGACATTCAGACACTCCACAAATAGACACTCCTCATGCTAGAAGAAGGGTATCTTTAGTGGACTATGAGTTTGCTGATCTTATTGATGAACAAGACAAAGTGCGTCTTTTAATCGACCCGACATCGTCTTATGCTCAAGCTGCTGCTTTCGCAATGGGTAGAGCTATGGATGATGAAATCATCAGTGCTGCACTAGGTACAGCATTTACTGGTGAAACAGGATCAACTAGCACAGCCAATGCAAATCAAATTGTACATGGTTCTGCTGGTTTAACTATTGCTAAATTAAGAACTGCAAAGCAGACACTTGATTTGAATAGTGTTGATCCATCAATCCCAAGATTTATCATTGTTGGTCCTAAACAGATCACTGATTTACTTGGAACAACTGAGGTAACAAGTTCAGATTTCAACACTGTCAAAGCATTGGCAAATGGTGAAATCAATTCGTTCCTTGGTTTCAACTTCATTGTATCAAACAGATTATCTTTAGATGGTACTACTAGATCGTGCATAGCTTATGCTCAAGACGGAATTGCTCTTGGTGTAGGTAAAGATGTCATGGCTAGAATAGACGAAAGATCGGACAAAGGGTATGCTACTCAAGTGTACTACTGTGCATCTTTTGGAGCTACTAGAATGGAAGAAGATAAAGTTGTAGAAGTACAATGTACAGAAAGTTAATAGAGGAGGATAAAAGTTATGGGTACTAAAAATACAGACTTAGTTGCAAACTTTGAGGCTTCTCCTCAAGTTGCAAACAATTCGGCTGAATTACATGGTGTTTTAAGAACAGCTCATGGAACAGTCGAACTTGCAGCAGGTGATAGTGATAATGACGATATTGTAATGTTAGCACCGATCCCTTCAAATGCTGCCGTGCCAAGTTTATTCGTTGGTTCAGACACATTCGGTGGATCGTGTACTTTCAATGTCGGTATCTCTTC